GGCACAGATTCAACGACGGCGACGCAGGGCGCGTGGCTTTGCGCATCGTCAACCAGATCGATCCGCAGGCGGTGGCCGACGCGATGAACACCGCCGCCGGCGAGAAAGTGATCCTGAACGTCATCGGCCGCAACCCAGGCACCGTGAAAAAGACCATCGGCTGACCGTAAGTGTCTTACGAAAACGGCAACGCCACGGACTTTCTGGACCTGCTGGACAAGGTGAAGGCGCTCGCCGTCACCGAGGGCTGGACGGTGCAGCGCGAGACCTACGACGCGCTCGCCGATACGGACGGCGAGCTGATCCTGGACGGCCCCGGGTTGGGCGACGATCAGAACATCATCGTCGCCGTCAAGACGTACCGCAACACGGATCTCGACCACTTCAACTGGGAGCTAAAGGGCGCGCGCGATTTCAACGGGGAGGCGTGGGCGTCTCTGCCGCAGCAATCGCCCTCGCGCTGGCTGCCGCTGTGGGACGATACGATCACCTACTGGCTGATCGTGAACAAGCAACGGATTGCGATGGTGGCGAAGGTGAGCACGGTGTACATGCACCTCTACCTTGGCTACATCGACAGCTATGCGAGCGACGCAGAGTACGATTATCCGCTGCTGATCGGCGGCTCCGGTACGATGCAGGTGGAGCGCTGGTCCGCCTCCGCGGTGGCCGCGTACTGGGACATCACCGCAGCCGGCAACGAGCTGCGCGGCGCGCTGTGGGCGCCGGCGCTCGCCGGGACCACGTCGATATCGCAAGGCAACTGGATATATCTCGGCACCAACCCCGGCGCCGTCAAGGTGTGGCCCTGGGAGGTGGCGACCAGCATCATGGACGACGTGCGCGACAGCTACGGCACTTACCCGCTGCTGCCGGCGGTGGTGCACGTGAATTTCAATTCGAATATCTCGGGCGCGCTGGGCGAGCTGGACGGCGTGCGCTACACGACGGGATTCTCGCTCGGCACGGAGGACATCATCCAGGTGGGGGCGCAGGACCACCTTGTCGCGCAGGATGCGTACCGCAATAACGTGTTCAACTTCTGCGCGCTGGAGCTCGCATGAGCAACGAGAGCGGCAGCGCCAGCGACGTCTTCGACCTGTTGGACAAGATCGCGATCTTCGCGTCCGGCACGCTCGGCTGGACCATCAACAAGCAAACCGCCGACGAGATCTATCTCCAGTCCGGCAGCGATTACTGGACGCTGAAGGCGGACAACAGCCTCAATTCGATGGTGGAAGGGTGGCCGCTGAACACGCCGCTCGGCGGCGGTAGCTGGGTCAATCCCGGGATAGGCTTGCGCGGCGCCAGGGGATTCGACACGGGACAGGCGTGGGACGCCCAGCCGGGGGACTCGGGCGCCAGTTCCCTGATGGGCGTCTTCCAGAACACCGCGGTGCCGGAGTACTGGTGCCTGTCCGACGTCGCCGGCGATTACCTGCACGTGCTCGCGCGCCGGGACGCGCAGATCTGGACCGAGCTGATGATGGGCCGGCTGGTGAAGTTCGGCTCCTGGACCGGCGGCGCCTATCAGTCCGGGCAGCCCTGGGTGAACGACATCGAGCCGCACGACGGCGGGCACCAGCTATTCCGCGGAGGCAACATCTCGACCCGGGGCAAGGGCACGGCGGTGAACGCCGACATCGACGGGGCGAGCGACGCCTGGCAGCACACGACCTTCAACATTGGCGGCCTGATGATGTTCTGCTTCCACGACTGGTTCGGCGGCGTTTTGCAGGACGTGGGCGCATCCAAGTGGAGCGGTCGCACGGCCATGATTCCGTTGATGGCCTGGCTCAAGCGCTCGCCTACGCAGAATATCCTGAGCTACTCCGGCCAGGCGCCGGACGCGCGCCACCTGCTGGACCCGACCATGCCGAACGGCGCCGAATTCGTGCTGGGATCCGACACCTGGAAGCACGCGAACCAGGTGGCGTTCAAGTTGGTGCCGTAATGGCGATAGTAAGCGGAGACATCGCATTCGAGATCAAGACGTCTCCGCCGTTTGCGCTACGCGGCGAGATACCGGCGGATCCGCTTGCCGCCGCGCTCTCCTTCCACGCGGTGCCCGTGCCCATCAATTCGCGCATGGAGTCCGGCGGGGTGGTACCCATGTATTTCGAGTCGGACTGGGGCGGGCGGCTGCACGCGTTGCCGTCGACCGTGGACGCCGGCACGGTGCGCACGCCGCAGACCGAACAGGTGCGCCTCTACAACGCCGGCGACGCCGCGGAGAACGTGACGGCGGTGGCGGCGGTGAACGACGGCGGCATCGTCGTCAATCACCCGGTGCCGCCGTTTTCCATCGCCGCGCGAGACTCGGAACTCTACGACATCGACATCGTTCTCGGCGGACCGGACAGCATCGACGCGCGCTACGAGTTCGAGGCGACGACGACGGCTGTGCTGCTGATCATCGGGGAGCGTTTGGGTTCCCAAATCTGGACGCTGCGGCCGGACTGGGGCGATCCCGTGATCGAGCGATGGCAGTGGACAACGGACCTGCAGCGCGCCCACGGCGGGCAGGAATCGCGCAGGCAGGTCTATTCGACCCCGCGGCGCGCGGTCCTCTTCCGGATCGTCACGGACGATATACCGGTGGCGGACCGCATGCTCTCCGGCTGGCAGTCGCGGCTGTTCAACGTGCCCAGATGGCAGGACCGCGCGCGTCTGCTCGCGGACGCCAATGCCGGCGAGACCATTCTGTTGCTGGACACGACGGTCGGCGAATGGCGCGAGGGCGGTCAGCTCGTCCTGCTGGGCGATGGCGACGCAGAGGCACCTGTGATCGAAACGGTGAACGCGGGAGACGTCGTGCTGGCGAACCCCCTGGAGAAAAGCTGGACCGCAGGCACCGAGGTGTACCCGGGACGGCTAATGCGACTGCCGCAGAGCGTGGCGTTCGCGCGCCGTGCAGCGGGCATTCTGAGCGGAGAGGCGGAATTGCTGGCCGACGTGGACACGGGCACTCCCTATACGCCGGCGGAGATCGGCAGCGAGACCTTCGACGGCCTGCCCGTGTACCTCGAGGAACCGAACCGCGTGACCGATGCGCCCGCGGGCTACAGCCGCGACGGCGAGCGCATCGACGCGCCTGGCGGGATCCTTCTGGTCGACGATCCTGGCGGCGATCCGATCCACGGCCACGAGTGGCAGGTCAACAAGTGGACGCGATCGGAGAGTGACGCGTTCGTGCGATGGCTGCTCGCGCGCGCCGGCCGCGCGAACGCGTTCTGGTTCCCCACCTGGTCCGTTGACATGGAAGTGGTGGACGCCATCGAGGTAGACGAGGACGTCCTGACGATTCTCCCGATAGACTGGTCGACCTGGTACGACGACAGGGATAACCGGGACGTGATCGCGCTGCAGGAGATCTCCGGCACCTGGCGTTTCGCCCGCGTGCTCAGTGCCAGCATCGTAGACGGAGACGAGATCCTGCAGCTCGACCGCGTCCTTGTCACGGACCCGCCTGCGATACAGATCGCCGATATAAGGCGGGTCTGCTGGCTGGAGCTTGTGAGGCTCGATGTCGACAGCGTGGAAGTCGCTTGGAAGACGGACTCGATGGTGCGCGTAACGCTGCCTCTGCGAGGCGTTAAGCCATGATTATCGAGCTGTACAGGTTCGCCATCGGCACCGAGTCCTTCCTGCTCACGACATCGCCCGTGGCGGTGACGCATCTCACGGAGACCTACGAACCGAGCTACGTGAGGCGGGATCCCGTGCGCGGCGGCGATGAGCTGGCGCGCTCGCGTCTCTCCATACGGCTGCCGCGAGATACCGCAATAGCGCAGCAATTCGTGGCCGGTCCGCCGGCGGGAATGGTGGAGGCGGAAGTCTACCAGCGAGACGACTCGGCGACGCTGCTCATCTGGCTGGGGCGGATCGTGAACGTCTCCTGGAGCGGGAGCGAGGCCGTCTGCGAGGGCGAGCCGATATCCACATCTCTCAAGCGACGGGGCTTGCGCGCGCGTTACCAGAAGCACTGCCGGCACGCGCTATACGACGCCGGCTGCACCCTGAACCGCAGCGACTTTCGCACCGAGGCCGTGCTGACGGCGCGCACTGACCTCACCCTGACCGCGGTCGAATTCGACGTGCCGCCGGACGGAGAATTCACCGCAGGCTACGTAGAGCACGGGATGGGGCGGCGCGCCATCGTGGAGCATACGGGCGACACGATCACGCTCGGCAGGCCGCTGCTCGGTACCGAGGTCGGCGACAGCGTGTCCGCATTCAGCGGCTGCGACCATTCGTTTGCGACTTGTCAGACAAAGTTCATAAACGACCCCAACTACGGCGGCTTCCTGCACATACCGCGGCGCAATCCTTTCGGCGCCGATCCGGTGTTTTAGCGTGGTCTGGAACGTTCTCGCCGCCGTCGCGATCAACCTGGTCCTGTCGTACCTGCTGCGCCCGGGGCCGCCGGATCCGCCACCGCCGGCCGGGCTGGACGAGGTGGACGTGCCCACCGCGGACGAAGGCGGCGCCATCCCTGTGCTGTTCGGCCGGCGCCACATGCGAGCGCCGAACGTGGTCTGGTACGGAGACTTACGGGCCACGCCCATCAAATCGAGCGGAGGCAAAAAGTGACGGCGGCGGCGCGGCCGGCGATGGTGCGAATGGAGCACGTCCGGGCGCTCCACATGTGCTCACGCGGCGCCCGGCGCTGGCTTAGGCGGTACGGGCTCGACTGGAGCGACTTCGTGCGACAAGGTCTGCCCGCGGCGCTGCTCAGGGCGAGCGGCGACCCGCAGGCGATCGCGCTGGCCGACCTGGCGGAGGACGAGCATGGGCGGTAAGGGCGGCGGCCGCGAGGTCACGGTCGGGTACAGGTACTCTATCGGCATGCAGATGGCGCTGTGCCACGGTCCTATCGACCAGATCACGGAAATTCGTGTCGGCGACCGCACCGCATGGACGGGCACATCGAGCGGCGGCGCCATAAGCATCAGCGAGCCGGAGCTGTTCGGCGGCGAGGATCGCGAGGGCGGGGTCGAGGGCACGGTTGACGTGGAGATGGGCGGAGCGGCGCAGGCAACGAACTCTTACCTGGTCGCCCAGCTTGGTGACGTGCCGGCGTTCCGCGGGATCCTGGCCCTGGTATTGCGGCAGCCTTATCTGGGCACCGTGCCAAGGTTCAAGCCGTGGTCCGTCACCGGTCGGCGCACGCCGGGCGGGTGGCCGGGCGCCGGCAGCGCACTGATCGGCGAGGACGCGAACCCGGCGCACATCATCTACGAGCTGATCACGCACCAGACGTGGGGCATGGGGTACGGCGACACCCGCATCGACATCGGGAGCTTCGATGCGGCGGCCACGACACTGGCGGCGGAGGGTTTCGGGTTGTCCTTCGAGTGGCGGGACGCGCAGCAGGACGTGGGGGATTTCCTGCTGACGGTGCTGCGCCACATCGATGCGTCTGCATACGTCGATCCTGAGACCGGCAGGTGGCGGCTGGCACTGGCGCGCGACGACTACGATCCGGAGACACTGGACGTGCTCGACGAGAGCAACGTGGTCCAGGTGGTCGACTACAAGCGGCCCGGATGGGGCGAGCTGGTGAACGAGGTGACGGTGACCTGGGTCGACGGAGAGGGCGGGTTCCCGACGTGGAAGGATCGCAGCATCACGATCCAGAACCTGGCCGTGCTCCAGGAGCAGGGCGGCCAGGTGATCAACGAGACGATCCACTACGCCGGCGTGACCAAGGCGTCGCTCGCCACCACGCTGGCGGCGCGGGATCTCAGGCAGCTCTCGACGCCGCTGGCCCGCCTGCAGCTCGTGCTGACGGCCGACCAGAAGGTCTTGCGGCCTGGCGACGTACGCAAGTTTACGTGGCCGGACTACGGCGTCTCCGAGTTGATCGTGCGCATCGTCGAGGTCGACTACGGGACCATCGCCGACGGCAAGGTGACGGTGACGGCCGTGGAGGATGCCTTCGCCGTGGTGGCGCCCGAATTCGCGGCGCCGACGAGCACCGAATGGGTGGAGCCGCTGAACGCGCCGGCGGCGGCACCGCATCGCAAGCTGGTGGAGGCGACGTATCTCCACGTGGCGGTCGAGCTCGCCGACTCCGAGTCCCTGCTTGCCGAGATAGAGGACACGGCCGGGTTTCTGCTGACTTCCGCCGTAAGGCCAAGCAGCGATGCTTTCAACTACGAGGTGTGGGTCGATGCCGGCGGCGGCTTCCAGATCGACGGCGGTCTCGGCGATTTCTCGCCTTCGACGACGCTTGACGACGACATCGCGCCGCAGCAAACCGTGCTGCCGATCGACAACTCGACGGCCGCGCAGGATCTCGACCTGGTGGAGACGGGGACGCTGGCCTACCTGGGCGACGAGATTTTGCATGTCACCGATATCGACATCTCGGCCGGCACGGTCACCGTCGATCGGGCAGTGATCGATACGGTGCCGACAGAGCACGCCAGCGGCGCGCGCATCTTCTTTGCTCAGAACTTCGAGAGCGTGTCGGCGACCGAGTACAACGAGACCGAGGCGGTGGACGTGCGCCTGCTGCCCAGCACCGCGCTCGGCCGGCTGCTCCTCTCCAGCGCACCGACTGACCAGATCGTATTCGACGCGCGCTTCGTGCGTCCCTATCCGCCGGGGCGGATCCGGGTGAATACGGAGGATTGGCCCGTCGAGGTCGCCGGCGTGCCGACGCTGGAATGGGCGGGCCGGGACCGCACGCTGCAGACCGGGCCGATCATCACACAGGACGCCGGCCCGATCGGACCGGAGCCGGGTACCAAGTACACCGTGCGCGTGCGTGACGGCGTGACGGACGCGCTGCGCCGAACGGTGAACGACATCGACGCGGAAGTATACGTGTACGACGAGGCACAGGAGCTTGCGGACGGCGACGCGCTCGGCTTCATCACGTCGGAGATCGAGAGCGTGCGCGACGGGCACATAAGCTGGCAGTTCCAGCGCCGCGAGGGCGTGCGCCTGGCCGGTTACGGGCGGCATTACGGCAACGATTACGGGGGATTGTGAATGGCGGCTAAAACACACCCGATTCTGAGCTGGCTCAAGTATGCCTGGGGGCTCGGCTTCAACGGATGGCACGCTGAAAATGACGATAACCTGGTCGGACTGGGCGCGCTTACCCATCTGTCAGTTATCTCGCGGACCACCAGCCTGCCCGGTTCGCCAAGTGATGGAGATCGCTACATCGTGCCTGCAGGCGACGCCAACGAGCACCAGGTCGCGGTTCGGGTCGAAGGCGCCTGGAAGCTGTACGTGCCAAATGATGGCTGGTGGACTTATGTCGAGGATGAGGACAAGCGGTACCAGTTTGTCGGCGGCGAGTGGGCGGAATTCGTTTCGGGGGCGCTGAGTCTATTCGCCAAGAGAGACGGCGAGATCGCCGCCTGGTCGAAGACGGGCGCCTTCGCCGCCGAGACCTCGCAGGCGATGGAAATCGAAGTTGACGGCAGCGTATTGTCGATTGCAGCCAGTACTTCCATCACCATGCCGGGCTCACCCGTCGCCGGCACCGATTACGCCATCTGGTGTCACCCCGACGGCGAGCTTGAGGCGACGGACGACCACGATACGCCGCCGGTGGCTGATGCGCGCAAGGTGGGCGGCTTTCACTACGCGCCGGGCGGCAATGCGACTGGGCAGCTCGGCGGTGACACCACGCCCGCGATTAACGAGTTCTCCTTCTGGGACTTGAATTTCCGCCCAGCCTGCCCCGACCCGCGCGGCATGACCCTGGTCGCGGGAGCTTTTTGGGCCGACGTCTACCTGCTCGGCGCCGACCACCACGTCAACGGCACCTCGGCGAACAATGTAACCATCGCCGACAACTCAAGCAAACCTAAAATCCCCGACGCCTTCGGCGGGGATGGTTCGAGCGTCTACGACGGCACCTGGTGGAACATGGCCGAGGTGCTCGCGAGCCACGGCAAGCGCCCGCCCACGTATCAGGAATTTGCCGCGCTCGCCTACGGTGTCACGGAGGCGCAAGCGCGCGGCAACGACTCCGTCACCACGGGGTTAGGCACCACCAATGCCGGCACGACGAACACCGACGAGGAATTCACCAGCAAGTGGGGCGTCATCCAGGCGGCCGGCGTGCAATGGGTATGGGGCGCGGAGTTCGGCGGCGCGAGCCCCGATGCCCCCGTCGGCTCGTGGGACGCCAACACGCAGGGGCGCGGCTCGACCTTTGAGCTAGACAATGTCGCGCGATTCGGCGGGACCTGGAGCGACGGTGCCAATGCCGGGTCGCGGTGTTCGAACTGGAGCGGCGCGCCGCCCTTCGCCGGCAGCAGCATCGGGGCGCGGGGCGTATGCTCGCACTATAGGGCTACTTGATATGAGCCCATCGTTTGCCGCTTACAACATCTCGAATGGTGTAGTAATTCAGCCCGAGATCAGAGGCGATTTTAGACCGGGCTTGTCCAGCGTTAAACCTCTGCCTAATTTTTCTCACAGAACTGTCGTTCAATTTGCTTTGGCTGTTATTAACGCCGGTTTGATCGGGCGTTTTTGTCAACCCGGTAGAGATGGCGTGTTTGGCATTACCGCTGGCATCGCACCACTCAAGGTTATTTTTGTGGTTATTGGCTGGATTGCCATCCAGATGGTTGACCTGTGGCAAACCGTCTGGATTTGGCAGAAATGCCAGCGCAACAAGCCGGTGGGTAAGCAATGGTTTCTTTCTCGATCCATCCGAGAGATAGACACGCATGTGGCCGCGCTTCATTGGATATTGTCGAAGCCAGATCCCGCCACGGGTAATGCTGGCATTGCGACCGAAACGGCTGGTCTTTGGAAGGCTGTAAATACGCCCGTTCTCGGTGATCTGATAACGGCCTTCAAATCCGGGGATGTCCTTGATTTTCATGAATCCATTATACGCCACAACCTACTCACTTCTCTCGGAGTTTAATCATGAGGATTGACAACACACGCCAGCTTCAGGCACTCGAGGGCACCGACTACGAGCGTGCGATCGTCACGTTGCACCATTGCGATGACCGTACGCTGGCACGAGTAGGTATCTTGCGAGACGAGCTAGATAGACTCATATCGGCTGCGGACATTTTGCCAGGTGAACTGAAAGTGGTGAGCGAACCAGCGCCACCGCCCCGCGCAAGATGGTCGCCTAGAGATTTCCTGGAGCGGTTCACCTTGGCGGAGCGGATCGCTATTCGGGCCGCAGCCAGAGAAGATCCGCTTATCGAAG